CATAACCAGAAACTGAGTAAGGTTGTGAGAAAGGTTTTCCTGGTGCAGATACTGGATAATTATAAAAGCCATATCCACCTCTACCACCTGATCCACCTGATCCATCACCTCCGTAAAAATTTCCACCTCCACCTCCTCCACCCATCATATAGACACCTATTCTATTTGCCGCTGGATTTGCTGTATAAGTTCCTGACGCAGGTCCTACTTGAATAAGCACTGGAATTCCCATTCCAGCTCCACCTGATCCAGCCGCGGCAGAAGTAATTCTACCATCTGCATCAACTGTAATAGTAGGTGCTGTGTAAGAACCAGCCGTAACACCCGTTGAAATTAATTGATTTGGTCCTACAGAGTTAGCTGCGAGTTTAGCTTGTGTAATTGTTGACTGAGTAATTTTAATTGCTGTAACTGCATTCGTTGCAAGTTCAGCTGTGTTAACAGCGTAATCTGCGATTTGTGCTGAAGATACTGTTCCAGATAATGTAGAAAGATCAGTTACTTGAATATCAGATCCATCAGCATATAAAATTTTAATTCCTTTATCAGTGGTAGACCAAGTTTGTCCTGTGCCAGTTGAAGCATATTTAAATGTAACTGTAAAAGCACCTGTTGTTCCATTAGATACAATCCAAGTTTTTTCAATTCCATTTGGAACTGTTACGATTTGATTTCCTGTGATTGTTCCTGTTAATTTAAGAACAGCATTTCTTGCAGTTGCTACTGCACTTTGTGTCATTACAAGAGCAGTTGTTTGAGCTCCACCTGCAATAGATATTGCTTGGTATCCTGCGATTGCTTGTTGAAGTAATACTAAATTTGTGTTTGTAACTTGACCCCATGTACCGGCATTTGTGCCAGTTACCATTAATTCTATTGCTAAATCTGTAGTGTAACTCATATTTTAGATTCCTTATTTTTTACTCTTATTAAAATATTTATCAGTTTTTGTCAATTAACACAACCCCTATATTTATGCTGCTACTTCTGTCCAAACGACAGATTGTCCAGTATTTACAGGAGCCCAGGCACCTACATATATTTGAGCTGTTGCTACTGTCAAGCTATTTCCAGTCACATTTGCAACTACATCTAATTTAGTAACTACTGAATTTAGAGTTAATGTTAAACTTTGACCTGTTACATTAACAGGGGTATTTAAAGCAACTGTTTCATCACCAAGACTTAATGTTAATTGTTGACCAGTTACAAGAGCAGCAACAGCTATATCTATATCTACGCTACCTAATGTAGTAGTTAATTGTATTCCTGTTACCTCAGCATCAGGAGCAGGATCTATTGAACCTAAAGTAGATGTTAGTTGTTGTCCAGTTAATGAAACACTGCCTGTTCCAGTTACAGTTTCCTCACCAAGAGATAATGTTAATTGTTGACCAGTAAGTGAAACAGATCCACTGATTATTTGTGATACAGAATTTAAAGAAGTTGCTAATTGTAATCCAGTTACATTTACAGGAGTTATTACATCAACAGTTGAAGTTCCTACAAAGGTAGATAGACCAATATTTTCGGCCCAAGCACCGCTACCCCAGCTTCCACTTCCCCATGTTGTAGGTGTTCCAGGAGCTGTTACTGGAACAGATATTATAGGAAAGGCGCTAACACTATTTAAAGTTAAATTTGCTAGATTAGTTGTAAGTGATGCACTTCCTGTGATTGAAAAAGAAACATTATTATTTAAAGAAGAACTTAACTGTTCTCCAGTTAAATTAACCAGACCACTAATTGATAAAGAAACAGAATTTAAAGCAGATGTTAATGATTGTCCTGTTACAGAAACAGTAGCATCATTTGCTCCGCCAAATGTACCTGCACTCCAACTTAATTCACCCCAAGTTGTATTGGCCATGCCAGAATACTCCTACTAAGCTATTCTTATAATAGCCGATGTATTTGTAAATGCTGGGAATTGAATAGTGAATGTTCCTGAAGTAGCTGTCTTATCTGCTCCAAAATTTAATACTGCAACTGCAGAATTAGAAAATGAAGTATTATATATCAAGCAACCTCTTGCAGTTAAAGTAACGTTCTGAAAAGATAAATCAGCAAAGTCTGTAAAAGCAGTTGTTGATACAAGAGATGTTCCAGAATTTACTAATGCTAATCCACCTGTTGTGTAACCAGTTCCAGAAGAACTAACTTGTCCAGCAGTTGTATATGAAGTTGTTGCTGCACCTAATGTTGCAGTTGATACATAAAGAGCTAACTTAAATTTATCACCACCAGCACCAGCAGTTGAAAAATCTTGATCACCATCTAATAGTTGTTTTTTAAAACTATTTGGTAACGCTTGTACTATAGCCATATTTGTTTCTCCTTATTGTGGTTTTCGAACTATACGAGGTTCTCCATCTAGAAACTCATCAGTTCGTCTTCTTCCCATTTGTTCTAATGAGAATCCTTCGATAGCTTGCTTATATCTATTTTCATAATATTGCAACATATCATTTGGACCCTTCAAAAATCCATAAGCCTCAACTAGGCAAGCATATAATAAACCATTGGGAAACTGTTGGCTTAGATATGTGTTAGCAGTTGTAGCCGATAATCCAGTTGGTTTCAAGATATAATTTGCTTGTACGTTATAAGCTTGATCTGGTGTAGGAGCTACAATAACTGTATTTTCATCCCAGTTAGCATAATATTTAGGTCTTCCTGTAGTATTTTCTTGGTTATATTCATTAATAAAAGATACATCCCTAACATCCAAAAAGCCTATATCTCCATTAGTATCAAATATCTGTACTGATCTTAAAATTAAACAATTATCAGGAACAGTAAAATATTTTTGAGTTACAACAACTGAAGCTGTTGCATATTTTCTATTGTTATCAGAATCTACATCTCTTAATATTCTAAACTCAGCATCAGAAATAAATCCATCAATAATAGTAGACGTTAATACATTAGAATCTACTTCTGTGTAATTTCTTATTTTTGTAACTAATTCTGTGTATGTCATATTAAGCCTGTAATGTTACTGGACCTGCAGAACATTGTGCTCCACCTCCAGCTATATTTCCATTTGTTGCCGTATCCGTACTTCTAAAATAAAAATAATTTAAAGTATCGCTTACAATACCAGATGAATTAATAAATCCAACTGTAATTGTAAATCCATTTGGATTAGATATGTCTGTAACTCCATCAAATGAAGGAACTACATCAAAAGAATCTTCTCTAGAAGGAGTACCAACAGTATTAACTTCAGGAGGTCCTCTAAATCTTACAATGTTACCAGTAGATCTACCATGATCTTCAGAATAAACATTGATATAAGTATTGCCAGCGTATTTAGTAGTTATAAAAGGATTTAAAGTTAAAGCTATAATTACTGGTGGCTCTTGTCTATCAGGATGAGCATATCTTAATCCTTGTGGATCAGCTGTAGTTGGTTTTGGCTCTAATTGAGGTTGTTTTGGTTCATATTCAGAAGTATGTACCCATGAACCATTCCATTCTTGAACCATTTCTTGGTATGGAAATCTACAACCAGAACGGTCAGAGATCATGTAAGCAAATCTACCGCTGGAGTTCTTAGACATTTGGATAATAAGTTTTTGGAGTTATAAATGAACTTGAAGAAGATCCATCACCTTCTAAAGCTCTATTTAATTCATCTTCATAAAATAATTTTAATTCTTGTGTTCTTTGTGGAGCAAGTTTTAATGAAACATAATATGCAAGTCCAGCGCACATACATGGAACAAATCTATATGGAACATCTGTTGCATTTGTATAAGCTCCAACATCTTGAATTCTTTTAGCATAGTAATATTGCATTACATTATTTACCTGCGCTGCTCCTGGTGTCAAATATAAAGTAATTGTAATTTTATCTATAAATCTTTGTACGTAATATTGTGTTGGTTGACCTTGTGAATATTTAGATGATAATCCACTGTAAGCTGATCTATTAATTTTAGTAAGTGGAAAATCAACAACAGGAACTTGTTCTGTGTTTCTATAAACTGCTTCTAAAATATCATCTGGTCCATAAGTAATAGAATTATAATCATACACAGTTGCGTTATCTGCATGAATTGCAGCTGTTGTACCATTAGCACCTCTACCACAACCTGTAATTTGATTATTACTTGTATTTGTAGCTGTATAAGTAATTTGTTCAGTTCCAATTAATAAAGTTCCAGTTGTTGGAAACTGCCAAACTGAATCTAATGTAATTGTTGTTTGAGATGCAGTAATTGCACCATCTAAATAACTAAGTGTTCCATCTGACGTTCCATCAGATTGTGATCTATAAATAGTATAGGTTGACTGACCTTGGACCATGGAAATAGTATTACTTGCTACTTCCCAATAATGAAGACCTCTGTTTGCCCATTCCTGGAACATTATATTTAGAGATCTTCTTGTAGATTCTAAATCCTGTCCAGTTCTTGGTGCAGACAAACCAATTCTTTCGTAAGCCTCTTCTATAATTTTATCTATATAAAAGGTCTTTTCAAAAGTTGTAGTTCCAGAAGTAGTGTTAGCCATTTAGCTTCTCCTACGCTGTTAATCCAGGTCCAGAATATTTATCTGTTAGTAATGTAACTGCCTTAATATTAGTAAGGGTAGAAACATAAATACCTTTTGGAAAAGGAATTCCGTCTTCCGGAAAATTTAAATTAATAACATCACCACTTGGAACATCTGCTGTAAACAAGTTTGATCCACTTTGTCCTGTAGTTGTTAATTTTACAATTCCAATACCAGAACTATTTGATGCAATAATAATTCCTCTTAATCTTACTGGAGGAGCAACAATTGCAGTAGAAGTAGTTGCTGTAAATCTAGTCGCTTGTATATCACTTTTATAACCCATTTTTTTCTCCGTTAATTAAGGAGCTCCTAAGAGCTCCTTAAAATAATTAATTAAGATGTTGCAATAGAAGTAGTTGGAGCATTCATTCGCTGCCAAGTTGTTCCATTAGAAAATGCATATCCTGGGTTTCCTGCGATTCCATTAGATACGTAAATCATAACACCTGTGTTACCAACTGCACTCAGAGTTTCACCTGAATTTTGTCCACTTGCAATTTGCACAAGTGAAGTAGATGAATAAGACCAAGCAACTGCTCCGCCTTGTTCTGTGTCATTCTCTGGGTTTGTTGAATTAACATTTGGTCCACCGATGAATCCACCGATTGCTACCACTGGTCCTGTAAACGTTGTATTTGCCATAGTT